GGGTGGTCGAGATCGCCTTTACCGCCGGGTTCGGCCCGGACTGGCAGGATAGCCCCGCCGATCTGCGCCAGGCAGTGCTGCTCTTGGCCGCACAATTCTACGAGGGGCGCGATACCGGCACTGCGGCGGGCCTTGACCACGGCGTTGCGGCACTGCTTGCGCGCTGGCGCGACCTGCGGCTGGGGGGCGGGGCATGAGTGCCGCGCCCAACCTCTCGCGCGCGCTGGTGCTGGAAACCCCGGTGACGGTGCCCGATGGCGCGGGCGGGTTCGCGACCGAATGGACCGCGCTGGGCACGCATTGGGCCGAGATCACCGCCCGCGCCGGGCGCGAACGGCGCGGTGCGCTGGGGCCGCTGGGCGAGGTCGGCCTGCGCATCACCGTGCGCGCCGCGCCGCAGGGCAGCGACCGTCGCCCGCGCCCCGACCAGCGCTTTCGCGAAGGCGCGCGGCTGTTCACCATTCTGGCCGTGGCCGAGGCCGACACACAGGGCCGCTATCTGGTCTGCACCGCGCGCGAGGAGGTCCCGGCATGAGCTACACTCTGGCCCCGGCGTTACAGGCCGCGATCTTTCAACATCTCAGCGACGACGCGACGCTCAGCGCGGCGCTGGGCGGTGCGATCTATGACGCGATCCCGCCCGCGCAACCGCCCGCGACCTATCTGCTGCTGGGCAGTGAAGAGGCCTTCGACCGGTCCGACAAGAGCGGCCACGGGATCGAGCACCGCCTGACGCTGAGCGTTGTCACCAACGCCACGGGCTTCCTCGCCGCCAAGGAGATCGCAGCGCGGGTCTGCGAGCTTCTCGACGCGCCTGCGCTGACGCTCGCGCGCGGGCGGCTGGTGGGGCTGTGGTTCGACCGCGCCCAGGCCCGCAAGATCGAAGGCGCCCAGACCCGCCGCATCGACCTGCGCTTTCGCGCGCGTCTCGAAGACGACTGATTTCACGCACTGGAGGGGGACCCGATGGGTGCACAGAACGGCAAGGACCTGCTGATCAAGGTCGACATGACAGGCGACGGGCAGTTCGAGACAGTCGCGGGGCTGCGCGCCACGCGCTTGAGCTTCAACGCGGAAACGGTTGATGTCACGTCACTTTCCAGCGCCGGGGGATGGCGCGAGCTGCTGGGCGGGGCGGGCGTGAAATCGGCCGCCATCTCGGGCTCGGGCGTGTTCCGCGACGCGGGCACGGACGAGCGCGCGCGCGCCATCTTCTTCAATGGCGAGACGCCGGGCTTTCAGATCATCATCCCCGATTTCGGTGTGGTCGAGGGGCCGTTCCAGATCACCGGCCTCGATTACGCGGGCACCCATAATGGCGAGGCCACGTTCGAGTTGTCGCTCGCCTCGGCGGGCGCCTTGGACTTCGTGGCCGAATGAGCGCGCCGATGACCAACCCCCATGCCGGCGAGGTGCGGCTGACCATCGACGGTGTCTCGCACCGGCTGCGGCTGAGCCTCGGCGCGCTGGCCGAGCTGGAAGAGAGCCTTGGCGCGGAGACGATCCTCGATCTGGTCGCGCGCTTCGAGAGCGGGCGTTTTGCCGCGCGCGACGTGCTGGCGCTGATCGTGGCCGGGCTGCGCGGCGGCGGATGGGACGGGCAGGCCAGCGATCTGGCCCATGCCGAGATCGCGGGCGGCCTGCAAGGCGCGGCGCGCGCCGCCGCGCTGCTGCTGGCGCGCGCCTTCTCGCCGCCGGAATGAGCCGCCCCGATGACCGCAGGCCCGCCCTCGATTGGCCCGCGCTGATGCGGCTGGGCCTGCGCGAGCTGCGCCTGACCCCGCGCGAGTTCTGGGCGCTGACGCCCGCCGAGCTGATGATCATGGCGGGGCTCGATGCCGCCCCCCTCGCGCTGACCCGGGCGCGGCTGGAAGACCTGGCCGCGCGCTACCCCGACCGGAAGGACCGACCCGATGACACGGCTGAACGAGCTTGAGGAACAGATCACGGCACTCGAGGCGCGGCTGGGCCAGACCAGCGGTCTGGTGGCCGAATTCGACAGCGAACTGGCGGGGCTCTCGCGCAGCCTGACCTTTACCGGGCGCGAGGTCGAAAGCCTCTCGCGCAGCTTCTCGACCGGGCTGCGGCGCGCCTTTGACGGGGTGATCTTCGACGGCGTGCGGATGCAGGACGCGCTGCGCGGCATCGCGCAGACCATCTCGTCCAGCGTCTACAACACCGCGATGCGCCCGGTGCAGAACGCCTTTGGTGGGCTTCTCGCGCAAGGGGTGGCGGGCGCGATGGGCTCGATCCTGCCTTTCGCGCAGGGCGGCGCGTTCGGGGCGGGCCGGGTGATGCCCTTCGCCAAGGGCGGTGTCATCAGCCAGGCCACGGCTTTTCCCATGCGCGGCGGCAACACTGGCCTGATGGGCGAGGCCGGGCCCGAGGCGATCCTGCCGCTGGCGCGCGGGGCCGATGGCAGCCTTGGCGTGCGCGCGGGCGGGGGCGGCGCACCCGTGAATGTGACCTTCAACATCACCACGCCCGATGTCGCGGGCTTCTCGCGCTCGCAAAGCCAGATCGCCGCGCAGATGTCGCGGCTCTTGGCGCAGGGCAACCGCAACCGCTGAGGGGGGCGCCGCATGGCCTTTCACGAAATCCGCTTTCCGCCCGCGCTGAGCTTCGGCGCGCTGGGTGGCCCCGAGCGGCGCACCGAAATCGTCGAGTTGGCCAATGGCCATGAGGAACGCAACACCCCCTGGGCGGCCTCGCGCCGGCGCTATGACGCGGGCACTGGCTTGCGCGCGCTCGACGATCTCGAGGCGCTGGTCGCGTTCTTCGAGGCGCGCCATGGCATGCTGCATGGCTTCCGCTGGAAGGATTGGGGCGATTACCGCTCCGCCCCGGCCGCGAAACCGATCACCGCGCTCGACCAGCTTCTGGGCCATGGCGATGGCGAGACGCGCGCCTTTGCGCTGCGCAAGACCTATGCCTCGGGCGCGCAGAGCTACACCCGCGCGATCCTCAAGCCCGTGGCGGGCAGCGTGCTGGCGGCGGTCGGGCAAGAGGTGCTGACGCTGGGCGAGGATTACACCGTGGATGCGTCGACCGGCATCCTCACCTTCCGCCGCGCGCCCGAGACCGGGGCCGAGGTGCTGGCCGGGTTCGAATTCGACGTGCCGGTGCGCTTCGACACGGATCTGATCCAGACCTCGGTCGCCAGTTTCCGCGCGGGCGAGGTGCCGAAAGTCCCGGTGGTCGAGGTGCGGCTGTGAGTTTGCAGGAGCATCTGGCCAGCGGCCACACCACGGTCGCGCGCGCCTGGGCGCTGACCCGGCGTGACGGGGTGGTGCTGGGCTTTACCGATCATGATCGCGATCTGGCCTTTGACGGCCTGGTGTTCCGCGCCGAGGCCGGGCTGACCGCCCGCGCGCTCGAACAGGTGACGGGGCTGGCGGTGGACAATTCCGAGGCCGTGGGCGCGCTGCGCGATGCCGGGCTGACCGAGGCCGATATCATGGCGGGCCGCTATGACGGCGCGGGCTTGCGGATATGGCAAGTCAACTGGGCCGACCCCACCCAGCGCCGCCTGATCTTTCGCGGCACCCTTGGCGAGATCACGCGCGAGGGCGGTGCCTTCAAGGCCGAATTGCGCGGCCTGTCCGAGGCCCTGAACCAGCCCGGCGGGCGGGTCTATCACGCTGCCTGTTCTGCGGTGTTGGGGGATGAGCGTTGCCGGGTCGATCTCGACGCGCCGGGGCTGTCGGCCGAGGTGCCGCTGATGGGCGACAGCGACGGGGTGCGGCTGACAGTGGCGCCGATCGCCACGCTGGCCGAGGGGACGCTGGCGCATGGCCGGGTGATCGTGCAGACCGGCGCGGCGCAGGGGCTGGTGGGGCTGATCCGCGAGGACCGGACGCAGGGCGATGTGCGGGTGCTGACGCTGTGGGACGGGCTGCGCGCGGCGCTGGCCCCGGGCGACATGCTGCGGGTCGAGGCCGGATGCGACCGGCAGGCTGCGACCTGTCGGCAGAAATTCGACAACATGCTGAACTTTCAGGGCTTCCCGCATATCCCCGGCGAGGACTGGCTGACCGCCTATCCGCGCACGGGCCAGGCCAATACGGGCGGGCGGTGGCGCGGATGAGCGAGATTGTCACACTGGCCCGCGCCTGGATCGGGACGCCCTACCACCACCGCGCGGCGCAGCCCGGTGCAGGGGTGGACTGTCTGGGCCTGATCCGGGGCCTGTGGCGCGCGCGTTTCGGCACCGAGCCCGAGGCGCTGCCGCCCTACACCCCGCGCTGGGATGAAGAGGGCACGCAGGAGGTGCTAGGCGAGGCCCTGGCGCGGCATCTGCGCCCCGTCTCGTGCCCGGCGGATGGCGATGTGCTGCTGTTCCGCCTGCAACCGCGCGCGCTGGCCAAGCATCTGGGCATCGCCACGCAAGCCGGGCGCGGCTTCATCCATGCCTGCCCGCGCGCGGGCGTGGTCGAGGCCCCGCTCTCGCAGCCCTGGGCGCGGCGCATCGTGGCGCGCTTCGCCTTTCCCCCCGCCCCCGGAATGGAGTGATCTGGCATGGCAACACTGGTTCTCTCGGCCGTGGGCGCGGCAGTCGGCGCGAATTTCGGCGGCGCGGTGCTGGGGCTGTCGGGCATGGTCATCGGCCGCGCCGTTGGCGCGACGCTGGGGCAGGCCATCGACCAGCGCCTGATGGGCGGCGGCAGCCAGGCGGTCGAGCGTGGCCGGATCGAGCGGTTGCGCCTGACCGGCGCGACCGAGGGCAGCCCGGTGACACTCGCCTATGGCCGGGTGCGGCTGGGCGGGCAGGTGATCTGGTCCTCGAGCTTTCGCGAGAGGGCCACCACCACTGGCGGCGGCGGCAAGATGCGCCGCACGCCGCGCGTGACCGAATACAGCTATTCCATCTCGCTTGCCGTGGCGCTGTGCGAGGGGCCGGTGCTGGGGGTGGGGCGCATCTGGGCCGACGGGCAGGAGATGGCGCCCGCCGATCTGAACCTGCGCGTCTATCCCGGCGATGCCGAGCAACTGCCCGACCCGCTGATCGAGGCCATCGAGGGGCCGGGCCGCGTGCCCGCCTATCGCGGCATCGCCTATGTGGTGATCGAGGATCTGGAGCTTGGCGCCTTCGGCAACCGCGTCCCGCAGCTGAGCTTCGAGGTGATCCGCGCGGCCCCCGGCGCGGGCATGGCCACTGACGTACGGGCCGTGGCGCTGATGCCAGGCTCGGGCGACTTTACGCTTGCAAGCGATGTCTTGACCGTCCGACGACCCACGCCGTTCGACAACAGCACCAATCTGCTCGCCCCCGGTTTCGCACAACTCTTCTCGGGCCCGGACAATGTGATGAACCGCAACACCCCGCTGGGTGTCAGCGATCTGGAGGCGTCGCTGGACGCGCTGGGGCGCGAATTGCCGCGCTGCGCGTCCACGCTGATGATCATCTCGTGGTTCGGCTCGGATCTGCGCGCGGGTGAATGCCGAATCGAGCCGCATGTCGAGGACGCCGCCCGCACCGCCCCGGACATGCCGTGGTCCGTTGCAGGCCGTAGCGCTGCGCAGACGCCCGAGATTGCAAAGCTCGACGGGCGCCCGGTCTATGGCGGCACGCCCTCGGACGCGTCGGTGCTGCAGGCCATCACCGCGATGAAGGCGCGCGGGCAGGGGGTGGTCTATTACCCCTTCATCCTGATGCAGGTCCTGCCCGGCAACACCCTGCCCGACCCGTGGTCGGATGCCGACAGCCAGCCCGCTCTGCCCTGGCGCGGGCGGATCACCACCGCGAAGGCCCCCGGCCAGCCCGACAGCACCGACGGCACGGCCCACGCCCAGGCCGAGGTCGCGGCCTTCTTCGGCACCGCGCAGGCCAGCCATTTCAGCGTTGCGGGCACGAACATCACCTATTCCGGCCCGGAGGAGTGGCGCTACAACCGCTTCATCCTGCACCAGGCGGCGCTCTGCAAGGCGGCGGGCGGGGTGGACGCGTTCTGCATCGGCTCGGAAATGCGCAGCCTCACGCAGATCCGCGGGCCCGCCAACAGTTTCCCGGCGGTCGCCGCCCTGCGCGCGCTGGCGGCCGAGGTGCGCGCGCTCCTCGGCCCTGACACCAAGATCACCTATGCCGCCGACTGGTCGGAATATTTCGGCTACATCACGGCCGAGGGCGACCGTTTCTTCCACCTCGACCCGCTCTGGGCGGACCCGAATATCGACGTGATCGGCATCGACAATTACATGCCGATCTCGGACTGGCGCGACGGGACGGACCATGCCGATGCGCATTGGGGGTCGATCTACAACCTCGATTATCTGCGCGCCAATGTAGCGGGGGGCGAGGGGTATGACTGGTTCTACGCCTCTGACCGCGACCGGCGCGACCAGATCCGCACGCCGATTGTCGATGCGAGCCCCTGGCAGGAGGACTGGATCTGGCGCATCAAGGACCTGCGCAGCTGGTGGGAGAATGACCATCACGAGCGTGTCGGCGGCGTGCGCGCTGAAGAGTCCACAGCGTGGGAGCCGCGCTCGAAGCCCTTCTGGTTCACCGAATACGGCTGCCCGGCCATCGACCGGGGCACCAACCAGCCGAATGTGTTTCTGGACCCGAAATCCTCGGAAAGTTTCGCGCCCCATTTCTCGCGCGGCTGGCGGGACGACACGATCCAGATGCAATACATCCGTGCGCTGACCAGCTACTGGGCGGATCCGGCGCACAATCCGGTGTCGGAGCTCTATGGCGGGCCGATGGTCGATATGGCGCGCGCGCATCTCTGGGCCTGGGACGCGCGGCCCTGGCCGTGGTTTCCGGCCAATCTGGAGCTGTGGTCGGATGGCGAGAACTGGGCGCGCGGGCACTGGATCACCGGGCGCGCGAGCGCGCTGCCGCTCGATGCGCTGATCGCCGCGCTGTGCGCGCGCGCCGGGGCGGGGCCGGTCGATGTGTCGGGCGTCCATGGCGTGGTGCGCGGCTTTGCCATGGCCTCGGGCGAGACGCCGCGCGCGATGTTGCAGGCGCTGATGGTGGCCTACGGGGTCGAGGCGGTGGAGCGTGACGGCGCCGTTGTCTTTGCCATGCGGGCGGGCAAGGCGCATGCCATGCTTTCCCGCGACGATCTGGTGCGCCGCGATGGGGGCGATCTGACTCTGATTCGTGCGCCCGAGGCCGAACTCAGCGGGCGCGTGCGGCTGGGCTATGTCACCGAGGGCGGCGAATTCGATCAGCGCGTGGCCGAGGCGATCTTTCCCGATGAGAGTGCGCTGCGCAGCGCGGGCACCGATCTGCCGCTGGTGCTGACCGAGGGCGAGGCGCGGCTGACCGCCGAGCGCTGGCTGTCCGAGGCGCGCATCGCCCGCGACGTGGCGCGCTTTGCGCTTCCGCCCTCGCGCGATCTGGGCGCGGGCGATGTGGTCGCACTGTCCGAGGGCGGCACGCCCGCGCTGTGGCGCATCGACCGCGCCACGCTGGGGCCCGCGCGCGAGGTCGAGGCGACGCGGGTGGAGCCCGAGATCTATGCGCGTGGCGAGACCGATCGCGCAGGCCTTCCGCCCGCCGCCTTCCGCCCGCCCGCGCCAGTGCAGGCCGTGGTGCTCGACCTGCCGCTGATCACTGGCGAGGAGGTGCCGCAGGCGCCGTGGGTCGCGGTCGGTGCGCGCGCCTGGCCGGGGCTGGTCGCCGTGCATCACAAGCGGGGCCCCGGCGATTTCGTGCTCGACGCGCTGGTGCAGGCGCCCGCGCGGCTGGGGCTGACCGAGACGCCGCTTTTCGCCGCCGGTCCGGGGCGCTGGGATCGCGGCCCGGCGCTGCGGGTGCGGATGCTGGCGGGCGAATTGACGTCGCGCGCGCCCG